GGAATTATCGAATTTATGATATAAGAAATTAAACTTAGTATCATTACCCAACCTAATACGATTTTAAAATAATGTCTATGCAAAAACATTTGTAATGGATCTCTCAACAAGTCTTTAACTGAAGAAAAATCAACTATCCAATTTTTATCCCACATTGTTAGCCAAGTTTTAATTATTCCTATATTTTTAGGACTATGAGGATCTTTGACAGTGTCAGAATATCTATGATGAGTTCTATGTACTCCTACATAAGATATGCAACTGCCCAATCCTATTAGGGTTCCGCCGATCAACAAAAAATTTTTTTTAAATTCAGAAGTTTTAAAACTTTTGTGACTGAAAAATCTGTGTAATCCTATTTCTACAAAAATTCTGCCAATCAACAAAGAAATATAAAAATATAAAAAATTTATCCACCAAGTTTCGTTGTTGGTAATTACCCACCATGTAGTTACAATAAAACTTATAAGAATTAGTAATTTAACTTTTATCGCAACATGCGACACTGCCGTTTGATCCGGGTCAATAAATCTTAAATATGTGATCATATTTCATATTTATAGTGGTCCCGCCACCAGGAATCGAACCTGGATCTGAGTCTTAGGAGGACCCCGTTCTATCCATTGAACTACAGCGAGTGTGGTGCTGGTGCTCTTACCAAGAATCGAACTTGAAATACATCCTTACCAAGGATGCGTTATGCCATTTAACTATAAGAGCTCACTGTTTAGTTTTTAATGGAACTAGACTGTCTTTACGCATCAGAACCATGCGATAACTGCCGGGTTTATGCACTGTCAAATAACTAACTCCATCGATCAATTTGATTTTCTTAGTATCTTCGCAGATCCATTGTTCACCATTGAAAGAGTTTTTAAATGTAATAGGCTTTGTTTGCATGTTTATCCCCTTTTAACTGGTACCCCTGTGATGGAATCGAACCACCATCCCGACGTTCGTAGCATCATATCCTATCCATTAAACGAACGGGGCATTGTATTGGTGCTCCCTCCCCGATTCGAACAGGGTTCCACGGATTTTCAATCCGTTGCTATGACCACATCAGCTAAAGGAGCATAATCTTATTTGGGGTGAAAGGGGGAATCGAACCCTCGTCAACTGTTTCACAGACAGCTATGTTACCACTACACCACTAACACCATTATTTTATTTTTCTACCTTTATACCATCCATCAGGTATAACAATATCTTTTGATACAGATTTACTGGCTACACCATTGGTAATCCACATAGTACCGTATCTGGAGTTTTTATCTCCTTTTTGATTAATTGAATTCTTTTTTCCAATTATTGATTTTGTTTCTTCGGAATGCGCTTTACCTTCAAATGAATACACACCGTTTTTTAACTTTGCAGTTTTATTTGCCTGTACTCCCCGACGATGAAATTCATCCTTTGAAATAGTAGCTGTGTGATCTTTACAACCCTGCTTTTGTTTATTTTTCCAACTATCATACCATTCAGGATCAGTAAAAAGTGTTTTTCTAATTTCTACACCTTTAAGTGTGCCATTTTGACCTAAATCATTTATGTAGTTAAATCCGCCTTTACCACCTTCCATAAGATTGTACGATTTATTATTTTTATAGAACGGTTGCACTATCTCTTTTTCGATCAAGTACATTTCTTCTGCATTGCTACAGTATTGTATTATCTCTTTTTTAAAATTATCAACACCGTATTTTTTATATGCGGCTTGTAATGCCTTCCCAGAGCCTATATATCCGTCATCTACATCATTAGTTTGATGTACACCGATGTAGAATTTGTTGTTTATTAAGTTAGTTATTTTGTAAAGTATGAAGTACATATTACTATTTAGTTCAATACTCAATAGTCACAGTCTAGGTTGCTACCATTACAACATAGTCACACCTAAATAGTCTTATATAACTTTATTCTAAATTTTCATAAGCATTGGCTTGATGTTCCCTTGGGTCCATTTTACTGAGCCATTTAGTTTTAGGACACCAAGCATGAGCTATTTTAACTTTAACCGGCATAAAACAATTACACTCTTTGCATAATTTTGCCGCAGTAAAACTTTCACAGGCTTTACAGATATTATATCTTTCTTGTGCTATTTCTTTTTTGGCTATAAGAGGTATCATATAGTTTTCCCTAGTGCAAAGTCTTATTATAAAACAGGATGCATTTTTAGTCAAATTACAAGTTTGATTTTTTTTTGAATTGCTGTCTGCATCCTAAAATTTGGTGGAGCCCCAGGGATTCGAACCCCGATCTCGTCCTTATGAATGGAATGAATTGGCTGCTGTATTGTATCCTTGTCAGGATCACTTTCTACGTGTGCTACCATTACACCAAGGCTCCGTTAAGCTGGTACCGCCAAAAGGAATCGAACCTCTATTCCTACGTTCGTAGCGTAGTGTATTATCCATTATACTATAGCGATAAAATTGGTGCCCTTACTCCGATTCGAACGGAGAAAACTGCTCCTTTTGAGAGAGCCGACTTTACCAATTTGTCCATAAGGGCAGTGGCCGGTCCTGCAGGAGTCGAACCCACGACTTCTGTTTCGAAGACAGAGATGATATCCATTTCACCAAGGACCGATAAAAATGGGGAGCCCAACTATCCTCCTGAGAGGACTCACTGGATTGTCTCGAATGACCAAGTCTAAATACTGCTCCTAACCACTCTGATGTAGTCGCACAAGTGAGCCCTTGTGCTAGGTTGGGCAGGACTCTAAGTCCTCGTCTATCCCGCTAACTGGCAGAGGGTACAGGGTTCGAACCTGTACTAACAGAGTCAAAGTCTGTGGTGCTACCATTACACTAACCCCCAACTGAAACTGGTAGAAGCGGTGAGACTCGAACCCACGATAAACACCGTATGAAGGTGGTGCATTAGCCACTATGCTACGCTTCTATTAGATAACAGGATGCTTATTTTTCAATTAACAGTTGAATTTATTAATATTGCTGTTCGCATCCTAAAACTGGTACCCAGTAGAGGTAACGATCCTCTGTCTTTCGATTATCAGTCGAATGCTCTACCTTTGAGCTAACCGGGTAAAAATACTATATTGAAACACACTTCCTTACCCCGATGATGCTATCGTTGGACAACAGGTATCTCTCCTGCTTTTCTATGATGGATGAATATGCTTCAATATAGTGCCACTCTTGTAACCACATTTAACGGATGGGGTAGAGCCTTTGAGTGGCTTGTCTTAGACAGGCTTTATTCCTGGTTGCAACCAAAGTTATGGTATATGCTACCGCCCCGATAGTGGGACGTATCACAGTTAGTTGATATACCATATAGAAACACACTATGAGAGGCTTGGTTAGAGGCTCCACTACCGGCCGTCAACCACGACGGGTGGGCGTGTAATGTGTTTTTATATGGTAGGGGCACCGAGAGTCGAACTCGGAACTGGCAGATTAAAAGTCTGCTGTGATAACCATTTCACTATACCCCCAGATTAAGATTTAACGTGCCAACCTTAACCCGGGGGTCAAAGTTGACACTAGCGTTTACCAGAACGTTTCATGCCAAATTCTCCATTTTATAAAATTTTTGATTCTCTTGCTTACGCAAGGCTTTGCGGGTTTTACGATGTTCTCCCGCTTTTCTAAACAATGCCGCGGCAACAAAATGATTACGCTCACGCGGCAACTTTTGCATATGCTTCATTGCTTACTCCTACTAACTAAAAACATATTATACAATAAATCGGATTTATTGTCAATGTCCTTTCAAATTGAAAGGTTATATGGTACCCCCACCAGGATTCGAACCTGGACTGTGCGCTAATCTGGCGCCGATGCCGGTGTATAAGGCCGGAGTTCTACCATTAAACTATAGGGGCAAAATTATTAAATTACTGTAGAACTATAGGAATAGTTCGTCGAATTGATTGTTGCTTATGACTATAAAATTCTAAGTAATCATATGCAATTTTTTTACGTTTATATTCATTTATTCTGTTATCTGCTTGAATTTTTATTTCATGTACGGGTGGAGCAGGGATATGTTTACCCCATGTTCTTATTTCTTCTATTTTATATCCTAAACTTACATAATCAAACATAGTCCACGGACTAACACGTTGATTTTTGACACTTTGATTGAGTTCACAACTTAACTTCAGTGCGGTAAAATAATTTTGACCAGATTTAATATCTTTCCAATAATTTACTTTACTTCTAAAATTTTCATTAAGGTAAGGTCTATAACTAAAAGGATGACTATTTTTTGTAAATTTATATTCCAATTTCCAAAGATTTCGCACTTCTGCAGACACTTCAGAGTCTGACATAATTTCAAGACCATACTTATTGTAATCTTTACTAAACTCACTAGAATAAACAAATTGCTGACTCTTAGTAATATACAAGGGTTGCCAAAACCAATAATCAACTCCACTATCAGAAAACCATTCATTTTCTGCGTGATAGTCACTGGTGTCTCCCGGTAACCCAACTATCAGTGAGCATCCTGTGGAAATGTCAGGTGTTTGTTCTTTCCACCATAATAATCCATCTTTAAGACGTTGCCCTGAGAAACCTTTTCCCACCAACTTTCCAGCATCTTTACTAAAAGTTTCAATGCCGAAATGTACCCCTTTCATACCCATATTTCTAAGCAATTCAATGCTATGGGGTTTTGCCACTATCAAATCCAATCTAGCATACGCAGTAAAATTAATTTTAAAAGGCAAACTAGTAATAGCTTTTTCAAGCAGCTCTAATTTTTCAATGCTGTCATTAAAAGTATCTTCGTTAATTAGATAATTTGTAATTCCCCATTGATCATAATTTTGTTGTAGTTCTCGAACAATGGTAGCAGAATCTCTGATATAATCTAATTTGCTTTTTCCGATCAATGGATATGTACAAAATTTGCATTTAAAGATACATCCCCTTGCTGTTTCTAGTCCCAGGGTTTGTTCAGGTTGTAAAAAGTCTGAAGGCAGGTACTGTATGCTTAAATCTTTAGTATCAACTTGGCCGTAATTACTAAGGGCATCTATTAGATTTTTGCCTTCGTCATTGGCGCTCCAATGAATAGAATTTTTATTAATATTCCCCCGAAGATATTCTAATAGGTGCAGTATAGCATTTTCTGCATACCCTTCCACATAGTAATCAACTCCCGGGGTCGAACGTGACAACGTTTGATTTCCGCCCAGTATGACTGCTATTTTAGGATATTTGTTTTTAAACCAACGAATGTTGTTGTCAAAGTGAGATCTATCTAAAAATAAATTACTACCTATACCTAAAAACAATGTATCCTTTGAAATTAACTTATCTAGTAATAGTTCTAATTCTTCCTGTGTCCAACTTAAACAATAATCAACAGTTTCTATGTTATAGCCATGATTTCTTAGATGAGTTGCAATTTTATGGGCACCGGATCCTCGATGACAAGTAATGTCCATATTACTAAAAGTATTGTCTGTAAGAATTATGCCGTGTATCATTATATAAAATTAATTCTATTGTTTCTTAACTATCTGTTATTAACTCTAAAAATATTTATAGAACTACATGCTGTATTCATAAGATTCTAAGCGTCAGATTCTGACAGAATACCATTAGATATAAAATTAATTTGTTGTCGTATTTCCTAATTAACTAATACTGTAAATATAATATGGCAAATCAAAAAGATGTAGACCTTCTATTCGCATTTATTAAATCGATGCCCGATAAACATAATCGACATCGAGCTGCTTATCAGCTAGGCTGTTTAATAGGATTCATTGCAAGTCTGATGGTCGATGATTCAATCATTAGAAACAGGATCTTACATAAATTAAACACTAACAAAAAATAATTGGCGTACCCCCAAGGACTCGAACCTTGACGAACAGTTTTGGAGACTGTGATGCTGCCATTACATTAGGGATACATATTTGGTGGAAGCGGTGAGATTCGAACTCACGGACCCTTTCGAGCCTTTAGTTTTCAAGACTAACGCAATAAGCCGGACTCTGCCACACTTCCGAAAAATTGGAGCGGGTAATCGGGTTCGAACCGATGACCTTTTGCTTGGCAAGCAAATGTACTACCAACTGTACTATACCCGCAATTATTTGGTGCTCTCGATCTGAATCGAACAGATTATCTCCGGGTTACAAATCCGGCGCATCGCCAGCAATGCTTCAAGAGCGTAAATTTACTTATACTGATTTATTTAAAGAATCTAATAAATTGATGCATCATTGATTAACGATATAGTCTTTAAATATTTTTATTCCGTCATTCCACAATAATGGTTTATTTGAATTTTTTATACTCACTGCTATGGATACCATATGATGTGAGCACGGCCCTGATTCAAAACTATGTACACGACCCGGATTAAGCAAACAGACCTCTGGATGTTCTACAGAAAATACTGGTTTAATTGTTCCCGCTTTTGGCAGACAAAAATTAGTAAGATTATTGCTGTTAGTTGAAATAGATTCTGGCAAATTATTTTGCGGTAGTAATTCAAATTCAGGCAATATGTCATACCAAGTTGCAGTTGAACCTGATCCGCCTAGGCGCCAATTGATTTTGCAAAAATCTACAAATTTTCCTTGATCGAAAGCCATTCGGCTGTCCACATGCGGAAGAAAACTACCGTTTTCTGGAACATAGAAATATCCACCGGCCAAATAAGATAAGTTCAAAGAATCGAGCCAGTCAAATAACTGATGATTGAAAACTGTTATATTTTCAATTCTATGATAAAACGTTTTTGAATAATCTAATGGCACTAGGCCGTGGTCAGAAATTAGCGGCAATTTCTGATTTAATATTGCTGGCAGTTTAAGTCTATAACAATAGTTGTTCATGAAATTATTTAGTAAACTGTCAGAGATCAACTCAGGTTTTAAACAAAACTCTATTAACTTCTTTTTGAATTTTAGAATGACTGACTGATAAAAATACTCCGGGACTTTTTTGTCCTCGCCCCGAGTCGTCAAAATAATTATCAAATTTGACGTCGTATTTTTTAAAATCAACATCAGTGGTTCTAAAAGCGCCAATAGTTAAAACGTATTCAGGTCTTCTAATAGAAGAATTTTTCAACAGTTTACTAATAGTTTCAGCACCTTTGCTAAAACCGTATAACTGATATTTTTCATCTATGCTGTTAATAAATTTTACGGCATCAGTGGATCGATGCCAACTAAAAAGTTTACTGCAATAACCTATTTGATTCACATATTGATTAAATGCTTGGTGGTCAAATATATCGTCGTTGCCTTTAAAGCCGATAACATAGCCTACACAGGCATACAAAGAAATGGGAAAAAATAAAATTGTTGCAAATAAAAATCTTATCATAGTTAATTGGTGGTGAGTGTGGGATTCGAACCCACGGACCTGGTTTTTGCCAAGTCTCTTTCTTAGCAGGAAAGTGATTTAAGCCAACTCATCCAACTCACCATTGTGTCAAAACATTTTAAAGAATACATTATACACTTTAAAATGCTCTGCATCCCCCGGCGGTAATTATACTGCATCAATCATCGGACTAGACGAATAATCCACGACAACATCACGCACAGCCTCCACCCGCTTCCCGACAGGGATCGTTATCGCATTGCCAGCGCCGGTTAGGTTGGACCGCAGTATCTCTACTGTGAGACTTATATTCCAAATCTCAGAACCACCCGTGCTTGTCACAGCACTTCTCATCCTCTGGGTCAGAGTATCCAGTGACGCTGGAACGTAGGATTTGCAAGTAGTTGCCCCATCGTTATAGCAACCATTCACCCGTGTAATTAAGCCGGCCGGGACTCGGTACGTCACTCGGGATACTTGACCAGCGCATTCCATTATGCTCTAAGACAGGTACTGACCCTGCTCTCTGCTCTACACTAGGTTGACCTTCGAAGTATCTTCCTAGCGTGTCTTTCTCTTGCTGACACTTGCAAAACTTATATGTCGTTACGGGTTTTTACCGTACCTGAACCTTGTTCCACCGCTATTGCACTAGAATACTAGTGTTGCCTTTCGGCATAGACTTATGTGGCGATCCCGTGCATTCTCATTACACTATGACAAAACTTGGCGACCCGTACCGGATTCGAACCGGTGTCCTCCGCCGTGACAGGGCGGCGCAATAGGCCAGACTATGCTAACGAGCCAAATTTGGTGGGGACTGATGGTAACGCTCCACGTGCCTTGACTTCACTACCTTCAGGAACGGATTTACAGTCCGCCGTAGTGGGCAATCCCCTTAAAACTAGATACAGGACGCTGTGGAGGCCAGTCGTTTAAGAGTAGGCTCGCTGCCACTCTCCTCGAAAACTCAAGTCCAACTGTGTACATGACATCCCGTTAGGTCACTTAACCATGTGTAGTTAGGATAAACAGTTGAAACAAAATTGGCGCCGTGGACGGGAATCGAACCCGCCTGAGTCTGATAGACAATCAGATGCCCTACCCAGAGGACTACCACGGCAAAACTGGTACACGATACGAGAATCGAACTCGTCTTTCCGCCTTGAAAGGGCAGCGTCCTAACCGATAGACGAATCGTGCAATAATACTTGGTGCGACTGACCGGACTCGAACCGGTACGCCATTAAAGACGACAGATTTTAAGTCTGTTGCGGCTACCAATTACGCCACAGTCGCATATTCATTATATGTAAACACATCACTCATTTCCTTCGTCGCTCGGCAATGTGTTTACATATAATGACCGCTTCACAGCGGTTTATATGTTGGATAAATTTTTAAAGAACATATGTTAATTTCTTAACATGTGTCTATTATAGCAAAAAACCGAATTACTGTCAAAAACCCTAAATTTTAGTAGGGTATGTAGTACTTCGGTTTTAAACATGGAGCACCGAGCAGGATTTGAACCTGCGGTTTTACTGTTTTGCAGACAGTTGCGTTGGGCCGCTCCGCCATCGGTGCATTATAAAACAGGATAGCTTTTGTCGCTAGACAACCATAAAGTTTAGCTAAGAATTTGCTGTAACTATCCTAAAACTGGTGGACCGTAAGAGAATCGAACTCTTACCTGAGACGTGCAAAGCCCCCGTGCTCCCATTATCACTAACAGCCCATATTAAAACTTGGTCTCGGTAGCAGGAATCGAACTTGCGCTTCAACGTCCCAAACGTCGGGTGATACCATTTCACTATACCGAGAAAAACTGGTGCGTCCTGAAGGTGTCGAACCTCCGACCCTCTCGGTGTAAACGAGATGCTCTACCGCTGAGCTAAGAACGCAAATTGTGGTAGCGGAGGGTGGATTCGAACCACCGACCTCAAGGTTATGAGCCTTGCCAGATACCTCTTCTAACACTCCGCATCAATTTTATAAGCATACAACATTTTCACAAACAGAGCCTGTCTTATCGGCAGGGTGTGTTATACACTTATAAAATTGTTCAGCCACTTTCACCACAAAAGCCCTGAACTGAGCTGTTACTCTGTCCGTAACATTTATTCTTATGGGATGGCGTTAGACCACACCCTAGATTGTTTTCGGTATCCCATGTTAGCGGGACCGTAAGGTCAAGTCCTAGTGTACCCCCTGTTCTCTCGTTTCAGGGACGCTCTTTTATTTACGGCAAAGAGTAAACCGGGTTATTCAATTAACTTTTTTCAAGTATTCTCGTCCTACTCGACCTTCTTGCACATCTAATAGAGCAGAGATGTTTGGGTGCCTGTGCTGTAGTTGATTACTAGACTTGTTACGCCTAGAAATCTCACGACTTCTTGCACTGGCCACTAAAACCAAATCAAATCTGCTACCGATGTTCTCTACACATTTATCAGTGTCAACCAACGAACTACGAGATTCTAAATTTTTCATTATTACTTTAATTAATTGTTAATGGAGCGGGGTAGGAGAATCGAACTCCTCGCTTTAGCTTGGAAGGCTAAGGTATTACCACTATACGAACCCCGCATATAAATCTATTTACTCTATATTTTGGTGCCCCAGAGGAGACTCGAACTCCTAAAATTTGGCTTCTAAGACCAACACGTATACCAATTCCGTCACCGGGGCATTAAAATCTGGCTCCCCGACGTGGGCTCGAACCACGGACATTCTGATTAACAGTCAGACGCATCTACCAACTGTGCTATCGGGGAATATATTATTTACTCTTGTTCACTGTTCTTAGAACGTTTCTGTGAATTTTTAGATTGCATTTCGCCGCTGACTTGTGCATCAATCATTGCACGTTTAAATCCATTACGATCTTCCTGTGATCGAAATCGACCTGTTGCCAACATTGTTTTCACAGTTTTATTAAGTTTGAACGTCGAAGTTGTTTTCATATTATTTTCCTAACTTTCACAAGTATACATTCAACATATATAATTGTCAAATACTTTTGGTGGTTAAAATCTAGTTTAACACAGGCTCTTCTAAGGAGACACTGTTGTTTTCATCCAAAGGTATTCTAAAACATACTACCAAAGTATCTTTCTGAATCTTTCAACTCAGCGAACACCATGTCTACCCAATTGTGCATGTAGTATGTTTTAGAATACCCTGCGTTTCCGCAGGATATGACAGGGTCAATACCCTGACCTGATTCTGACTCCCCATGTTATCGCCATGGGTTTTATGCTTCAGTACGCCCGTTTGCTACTTTTTAGAGTGTGTAGCGTGGACCTCGTTTCCACCTTTTTACACTGTTGAAATTATGCGTAAGTTCGACTGTCAACTCGTTTGCGAGTTTCAGAGTCTAGCCTAGCACGTTCTAACTTATCCTGAATCAACTTGTTACGCTGTTCAGGTGTCAGAGTGTGCTCTGTCGTAAACCTTACCTCACGCATTCTTCGTTTTAAATCTATCTTCCTCATAATCTCCTTTATATAAACAAAAACCCCAGGGTGTTTAATCCTGGGGTCCTTTGGAGTTTAAGTGTATTTTATTACTCTTAGGTCTCCCGGACCCCCGATCCCTCTGGTGTGCGATCATTACTTAGGGTACTAATCACAGACCAATAGGTGGGCATAAAGCCTGCCTGTTTGGCTCTGCAATGTATCTGCGATAATGATGCGAATGTGTTCATAACAGTTTCTATTGTAATTTATTTAGTCTTTTCTGTCAACTACTTTTGATAAAGTTAAAATTATTTATACTTTTGTTTTAAATTGGTGCCCGGAGCCGGAATCGAACCGGCACGCCCCTTTCGGAAAGCGACAGATTTTAAGTCTGTTGTGTCTACCTAATTTCACCATCCGGGCAATGTGTCTATTATACTGATTTAATAATTTCTTGTCAACGCCATATAGCTCATCCACTGCAAAAAAGCACTATACACGGCTTCTGCTTCTCTCTCGTCTTGTTGTACCTTTACCCCACGAACATAAAATCCGTCTTTGGTAATCTTAAGCATTTCATCAGAGCCGGTAGTCATGACTATATTACTGGGCGCAACTTCAGCTTCTCTCAATACGTAAATAGGCTGGTTTTTCATTTATTAAAAGTATATGGTGGGCCCCCCGTGAGTCGAACACGGCACCAACGGATTATGAGTCCGCTGCTCTAACCAACATGAGCTAGAGGCCCTATAGAGTTATTATATACTAATCAGGAATTAATGTCAAACATTATCTGCGAGCACGTGGTGCAGATATTGTAGGTGCGGCGGGAGCCGGTTTTGACCGAGTTGGTTTAAGTCCGGTCACTCCGTGTGTAGCAACTGCCACTGATGACGGATCTCTGACTTTCGATTGTTTTGATTTGGCTGTTGGTAGAATGCCTGCTGCTTGTCCTGCAGCCTTAAGTGCTCCTGCACTTAATGTAACTTTCATACAGTTACCCTGTGTGTCTGTCCAACTTGGAAAGCTCACACCAAGTTGGTCAGATATTGCAGCAACATCATCGCCACTATTCACATATAAAAATCCAGTGACTGCACTATCCATAATTATAATACCGTCAAAATCTTTATCAGCTTTATATACGTCAAAACTAGTGTTAAGCATTTGTTTTTTTAATTCTGTGCCATTAATGACACCGTTTGGTCCAACAATTTTATTAACCATTGAATTGACATTTACACTAGGGTAATGCATTTCCAACATTGCTTTTAGTGCTAGCTTTACTTTTTTGCTGTCATTGCCAAAAAAAGCACTAAATGCCGACATGTTTAATTTAGGATTAAAAATTTCTGCAATTTGGCTATTATCCGTTGGAATCTCTGCTTCGGGGTCAATCTGTTTTATTATAGGTGCATATTCTCTGGAAAAACGTCCCACCAATGCTTGACTGCCGGCTGGACCAAGTCTTCCGTTTTGGCCGGCTTTTAATTCAATTTTAGTCCCATCAATATCCAAATCCCCCGGAGCCCCACGACGATTTACTCCCGGGCTAATAATGTCTAACATATATTCGCCTTTACCCACATCGCCTTTTTCGCCTATTTTTCCAGAAATTTTTTCAAAAATATCAACTTTGATAGCATCAAAAGTTTTTCTATATTCACTGTCTATCAATTCTGCATAGCTATGCAATTTACGTGGAGTTAATAATTTCCGTTCGTCTAATATTCCGTCTGTACTCAGCTTTTTTAAAAACTTTTTAATTTCAGCATCGGTTAAATTTGCATTGGCTAATGCTTCTAAGAAAACATTACTAACAATGCCTTTATAATTACGCAATGTTGTAAATTTTTCTACATCTTTTTTGATACCGTACTTGTTGGTAAATTTTAAAATATCCGTTAAGTCTTGTTCATCTGGTATTTTTTCAACCCGTTTGGAGATTGCAGAACGTAATTTTTCCGGATCTTCTTCCACTATATTAATAAATTTACGAATATCGTTAGTCATAGTAGTGTATTTATTAGAAATTTTAATATCGGTTTAGATATTGCAACGCAACATAAATACTAGTAGAAACACTAATAGTAGAAACACTGATAAAGGAACAAAATGAACTTTTTAAAATGGATCAAAAGTCTTTTTAAAGAAACGTCTTACCAAGACAACGTAGAATCTTATATTTTAAGTAAACAACCTAAAAGTGCAGCCGAAATAGAACTTTGGATTAGGCACTATAACTATCAAACTGCTAGGAGAAATTTTATATGAAAATTACAATCAAAATCTGGAATTTTTTAGTAGATTGGGCTGAAGTGATTGCTGAAAGCAGGAAAAATGCAATCAAGCGAGGCTACAATGGATACTACTAATTGGATCCCAATGACCGATGAAGATTGGGATTGGGTAAATTACGGAAGACTACCTAAAAGGTAATTTATTTTCTTTCGATGTCTTCTTCAATACAATTTTCGCCGTATTGAATTTCAATAAGCTTTAATGGCTGATCTGTTTCGTTGCATAGCATATGCCATTCATTGGTATCAATAAATGTACTTTGATGGGCCACTAAACTACATTTTAAATCATGATCTGTGCTTGAATCCAATGTATATACTGCTGCTTGCCCTTCAGCCACAAACCAAAATTCTGCACGTTTTTCGTGACGTTGCATACTTAAACAAGTCTTAGGTGCCACAGTGAGTTCTTTAAGTTTTACTCCTGGGCCGCAAGTGTGCAGAATCCGGTAATACCCCCATGCGCGAGATGTCTTAGGTGCCTTCCATTCTTCTAATATCCAACTAGACGAATTACGTTTATCTTCACCCCCGATACCAAAAACAAATTCCAAATTGGCATCTTCGAAAGCCATCTCTGGTATATTATCTTTAGTACGATCGCCCCCATTAGCAAAAATGATTTTTGCATCGGGATATGCTTCCCTAACTCTCTTAATTGCATCTATACTAGATCCGTCATCATCGTAAAATTCGTAGACAAAATCCACCATTTTAAGATTATCGATGATTGTAGCACGTTCATGCCATGGCATAAATGCCCTGCTTTTTTTGCGTTCTAACCATTTGTCGCTGTTAACGCCAACAATTAGAATATCTCCTAACTGTTTGGCTGCGTTAAAATAGGCAATGTGCCCTGAATGTATGGGGTCGAATCCACCTGTTACTAGTACAATTTTCATACAACTACTTATAAAGTAATGTCTTCCATGCCCGCAGTTCTGAGTCTACTTACATGGCCTATCATAAAGTTTTTACTTTCCAAGCCTTTCATAAGTCCTAGCCATTTATTACGGACTAAGGCAACTTCGTTAATTATTGTTTCAAAGTCAATTACTTCATCTTCACCATCAACATACTTTTCAGCATCCCTGCTCGTTAGTGCTCGAGGATAATTTTCTAAATATTTTTGAAAATGCCGTTTACGTATCTTACGCAACTGAATATTTAAATAATTAAGAATGGCTTCAATCTCTTGTAACTGATTAAAACGAAGTTCGGTTATACCCGGCAAGGATGCAATATTTTTTTCTAAATGACCTTTGATAGTGCAATCAAACTTAGCATCTGCTAATTCATTTTCATAGTAAATTATGAACGCAGGTATATTACCCAGATCCTGAACAACTTGATTATACCACATTACTCGTTAATCCATTTAATAAAAGATTTTGGAAATATATCCAATGATAAATTTCTTCTCTTTGCAAACTCTTTAATAAAATTTGTTAGTTCTATTTTTTGATCTATTGTATAATCTTGAGGCACAGTTTCGAATAACGATTTAAGTCTTTCTTTATAAATCGACAACGACTCCAACACACGATGTTTACTTTCACTGTCTAACACATTGGGAGATAAAAACGTTGGGTGCAAGCACAACTGAAAACTTATATCATAATCTTGATAATTTTCTATAAAATCAGCTAATCCAAAAATTGTAGTATTGCTCATAGTTGCATTAAACTTTAATGGTATGCTTGACTCTTTAAGAATTTCTAAATTTTTACAAAATTGATGGTATGTGTGTCCAAATCTATTAAATTCATATAACTCATTTATATTTTCTGCACTAATAACTATACAAACATTTGGGATCGATTTAATTTTTTCTATTTCCGACGATAGTCGTTTTGAATTAACACCTAACCCTGTCCATATTTCTATGGTCGTAGTGGCATTTAGATTTTTAATTAAATTAAATAGATTTAAATATAAAAAAGGTTCTCCGCCCGTAATAATAATTTTATCATAATTTAATAATGTTACCTCGTTTAATAGTAACGATCTGGTAGGAGCATTTTCTAATTCTTTCTGACTCATTTTAAAAATTACCCGATCTCGGGTAGTCATCTGATACCTATTAACATCTGATGATACGTTATAACTACCATTTTTTACGATGTCCTGTGCCCAAGAGCTACTAAATTGTTTAGAACAATAAGAACAAGTAAGATTACAGTCGGAACTTACAATAAAATGTAACACCGACGGAGTCGAGTATAAATCTGTGTGAGTTTTTAAATTTGATTCCAAACTTAGCCGGCGGCTTGTAATGCCAGCATCTTCTGCCTTCCAGCAAACATCACAATTGGGTACTCTTTTGTCCTCTAGAAATAATTCCCTATCACGGATCAGCGACGGGGTATTAAATAGTTTTCCTGGGTTATCTTTAATCCAGTTTTTATCAATTTGTTCTTCAGTTGCAGTACAGCAACTCGCGGTAGTTTGTTTTTCTAAGTCAACAGTCAACCACCAAAATTTCTGAGAACAATAGTTATTCATTCATTCCTCATCATCCTCTTCGTCATCCAATGAATTACCAGCATATTCATCATAACTACGCTTAGTATAACTGTCGATCCCACTAAATTCTTTAAGTTCTATATCGCCCAATAAATCAACTAATATGCTCATTAGATTATCACTGGCTTCTTGCCTGTCCTTTTGAGGTATATATTGTTTAAGTGTCGAATAAACTTCGCCTAATAACTCTGTATCAATTGTCATTCTTCAATTTCCTGTTCATCATTAACAGACAATTTTTGATGGGGATTCTTAATATAATCCGCCATTACGTTATCTAAGCTATTATTTTCGTTTCGCTCCCATGCTTTGCGAAATTGCTTAATAACTGTACCGTCTGCTAGAGTGTATTTAAGACTATTGCCTTCTTTCGACAATAAACCTTTAGCTTCAAACATATCAACCAAACCACTGTAAGGGTTCATACCAGTTTCGTAAGGAATTTTTACCTGAACACTTTCAAATGGCTTGGCATAACGAGTTTTCATAATCTTGCAGCTAGCACGAATACCTTTAACTTCGCTGATTTTGTTACCATCCTCATCCTCTTTGAGCTTGAGTTTACGCATAGCGACAACAACAGAGCTTGCATAGATAAAGCCTTGACCACCACTAATTTTATCGTCTGGATCAAACATGTCTTGACTTGCGTAGGTGTGGTTTGTTGCCACCAGACCCAAGTTTAAATCACCAAACATGTTTACACAGTTACGCACTAACGCGGTTAGGGCTTTGGGTTTACGTCCCATGTCACCTTTCATATCGCCTGCTTGGAACTGATTAACGTCTGTTGGCGTTAAAAGCATACCCAGTGAATCTAGTACAAACAAAACTTTAGGTCTTTCTGCTTCTGGCAGTGTTTTATACTCTTTAACGAATTCGCTGATCATTTTGGCAACGTCATCAATCATTGCCATGTTCAGTTTTAATAGCTTATCTTCAGATGTATCAACATCCAGGGCGTGTAGCCATGCTTCATCCAGTGCATTTTCAGTGTCAATTAAGATAACATAAATGCCTTGTTGTTGGGCATTTTTAACAAGATTGCCTGAGCAAATAAAACTTTTACCTGCTCCAGACTCTCCTGCAAATACAGTGACCTTGCCCATGGGGATTCCTTTATTAAAGTCCCCGCTGATAAGATAATTTAGTGCATAGTTGTTAGTAGAGATCCATGTGTCTGGATCTCTGAATCCTACGCTAATACCGTCGATACTTTTAGTGATGCTTTTTCTAAATTTTGATAAATCAAATGGTTTATTTGCCACAATTAGTCCTTAATTAAAATATTTTTTATATGTTTGTGTTCTTGAATTTTACTATAAACATCGGCCGGGTTGTCAACCGAGCCCAAAGGAATACGACCATGTCCTAATGTTTTATCATAAGGATCGAACTTATTCGATTTAATCCATTCTACATATTTTAAATCTTTAAAAAAATCAACTTCACTTAACATAAGAGATGCTTCTCCGCTGTAATAGTGTAAATTTTTAAAATTTGAATATTCGACGGATAAATTATCTTCGTACAAATCTAAAAATTCTTTTCCAAGTTCAACATAATGTAAACATAACGTGCCGGGTGGAAATTTAAAATCAAAATATTCGTAGTCTGATTTTTCCAACGGAAGTCGTCGATATTGATCTTTATTAAAACTCAAATAAAGACTGGGAATCACTTTTTGTTTTTTTTCAATTCTATGAACAAAATAATTCAGATTGCGTATAGCTTCTTTGAGCTCTGGCTTTGCAATACTAAACAGTTTGGTGGGTTTACCAAACTCTCCACTTAACTGTTCAAATTTTAAATGCAGGTAATTGAAATATTCTTGTGGTTGAGAGACAAAATCTGTACGAATTTCAATGAAATTTTTCAAATACTTATTAATAGTGACACAAGCACTTCTTAAAATTTGCTCAGCTTCACTTAAAGTCAGTAAACCCGAAAACGCTTCTTGTTGGTTGATATTACAATTGTCCAGGCACCAACGAAATTCATTCAGCCATTTACGGACAAAGTTGTTGTCGTTGAGTGAGATGTCAAAAGACGCCTCTCCTGAGGCGCCTAGTACAACTGTAAGTTTCATTACTTTTGACGATTACGAATCATTGCCAAAATATCTTCTGCACGTTGACTAGCAGGTTTAGCTGCTGCTACTGGTGCAGTGACTTCTGGCTCGTCTACTTCAAATGGAGGATCGTCATGTGTTGCCGCAGGTACTGGACGAGACACTGCTACAGGTTTTGCCGCAGGGGTGGTGTCATCGGACTTGTTGCCAGCAGCCACAGCCATGCCGGCCGGTTTGTAATAAGCACTCCACTTGTCTGCATCAAATGGTTCACCGTTTACACTGGCTTCGAACATTTCTTTAATGATCTTCAACTCAACGTCACTGGGCTTTTTAGGCAAAAAGTCTGCCAGATTATATAATCCAAACTTCTCAACTGCTTCAAGTTCGGCTTGAGTCAATGCACTTTCTTTACGAGCCCAAGTACTAGTATTATAATCGGCGTATCCGCCTTTACTAGTTTTCTTAATGTTAAAATCCAAGCCGCCTTCGTAGTCGGTGGGTAGATTTTCCAATTCTGGATCCATGAGTGCATTTTTTACCAGATTAAAAATCTGAGGGCTAATAATAAAACGACGGATCGGATTGTCAGTTGGCTTGTCATCGCTCAGCGGATTATCGCGAACAAAACCTTGGAATAGATAAGATTTTTTCTTCCAATATTTACGACCCATTTCTTCAAGACTCTTGTCCTTGAACCATGTACGTACTTCTGCCAAGATTGGGCAAGCTTCGCCCCACATTTCTACGCAAGGTACTTGCACAAAAGTGGGCTTGCTGTCTACCTGACCTTTAATGCCTGCAAAAGGCAGTTTAATCATTAGTCGTTCGACCCAGAAAAAAGTGTTTTTAGTGTTTGCGTCTGGAAGGAATCGTACACGAGCTGTAGTGCCTTCTGGGATGTTCCAATGAGCGTAAATGCCATTGTCTCCGCCTGATTGGCCGCCTTGGCCTTTGCTCTCTTGCGCTTGTAATTTTGCGCGAATTTCTGCTAAAGATGTTGCCATAATGTTCTCCTATGTAATTTAAGATGGTCTTTGTTGTGCTTAGATATACACTGCACCGTTGCAGTATATAACATTTGTATTTAGTCTGTCAAGACAAAAGATTAAAAATTTGTTTAGCACAATTAAAGTATAACTGTGCCAGAGATAGAACTCAAGTTATTTGGTAATACCAGCTAACTGTTTGAGAAGATTGGTTTCTAGTTCTTCCATTACACCATTGCTGTAGCTACCAATTTCTCTATCAGCAGTGGTACTTCCGTAGCTGCCGTACCCATATTCATAAACTCCCATACGAGGGAATTCAAAATGTGGATCCCATGCTGCTATAATATCTTTAGCTCGCTCTAGTTCTTCTCGACTTTCAAAATAATACACTCCGTCACTGAATCTAAATTCGAATCCATGCTCTTGAAAAAGTTGAACTAGTTGTTCGTCCTCTGCGTCGCCGTCTATTACATTGCCATCCGAGTCAGCTGAAGTTAAGCTGTTTGCAAATGGACTGTCTGTGTTGCCGTTGCCATCTTCTGCGTCTTCTTCCACATCCAATTTTAAGCTGGCATGTTTTTTATTTTGATCGTCTATAGTATTACCGATATTTTCAATTATACCGTTGGCCCACGATTCGAATTCATCCGACACTGCATTTTTTCTTTGCATATACGCTCGTCGAACCACAGGCAGTGCATCCATTAATCTATCATCAAATACTTTGCGAACAAATCGTTCACGAAGTTCGTCGATATCGAATTGGTCTTCATCCATTACTTCTGGTTGCCACAATGATTTATATTGTTCATACCCGCGCTGACCTCGTATAGTAAATAAGTCTCGATGCAATTTACCATAATGATCAATGGCACTTTCTACCATTTGAGACGTCTCGATGTCTTCGAAGGTCCTGCCCCGCATATTTCGAACAAACAATTTCAAAGACGACATTTCTTTAATAATTTTAGTTATATGTTGTCCAAAATCGTCGTGTATTGCACCATTGTTTTTTACGTGACGAGCATATGCTCTTGCGCCATTAAATGTAGTGCCTTCGGGCAGTCTGAATCGTTCACCCAAGGAATTCTCGATGTAGAATGCCTGTATATTTCGGCTTCTTGCACCGGGAAGAGTTTCGTCTACAATTGGCTTGCTGTGTCTGGCTATAATTTTTACATTGTCGTAAAGTTCATAGCTGCTGCGACTTGTTCCGTATTGTTTACTTTCTGTTACACGGATATCGTCTTTGTTCAATACTTCTGCATTTTTATTAGCATGTTTAAGATCTCGCAAATTTAATCCGCTTTTGGCAATATCCCTAATGTCAAAAGTTAATAAATTTCTTTTAGCAAAAAGTCTTAAATTTTTTAAAAAAGCATACCATACTTTTTTTTCTTCTGGAGTCATGCCTTTATCAATCTCTTTATCAAAATAAACTTTGAGATTGTTGTCATCTACTAGACTGATTGTTATGTTTCCAAACTCTTTGCCATCTCTGATATAATCGAAATTAAAAAATCTGGCCAAGGAAGGGTCCAGCGTGGCTTTGGCGTTTTCGTCTCCGATGTTAACAGAGTCAAATCGGCTGCGAATCTTGTCAAATAAATTTTCAGCTACTTTATCAATTTCAATCATGGTATTATATTTATGCTAAACGGTTATCAAATCATTATGAAGGGCATTGGCATTATTATGTCGTCCCTGTCATCTTTTAGTTTTTCGTCCAAGT